TGTAGGATAATCAAATCTACCTTTTTCATTTCCTAATAATATTAAATTAGATACCCAACTTTCTCTACCAGTTGAATCAGTTTCTAAATTTTCAAATATACCCCATGTTTGAATGACACTATAATCAGCAGTTGTCTTTGTTGAAAATGCAGTATCATATGTTTGAATTATATAACTACAATCAGGAGGGTCATCATAGTCCCACCATTGAATCCATTTCTTTTTTATAATTCCACCAGTATCTGGTACAGGATTCTGCATGTAAAGAGACTCCCAATACCTAGAACCATTACTTGCTTTTATTTCTTCTTCATCATTTTTTAAAATGATATCAGGTTTCCATTCAGGAAAATATGAAGAACCTACAGGTAATTTTAATAACTCACTTGAATCTTCATCAACCCATGCAGGTATTTTTATAACTTCCCACTTATTTTCTAATTCTATTTGTGATTCTTGTCTTAGTAACCAACCACATAAATCATCTTCATGGTATCGTGTATTAATAATAACTATTGAACCATTAGGCATAATACGTGTACGTAAACCTGATGGATACCATTCTTTTACATATCGTCTACCTGTTTCACTAAATGAATCTTCTTCTGACATTACATCATCTAATATAGCAACATGGGCACCACGACCTGCAATCTGACTACGAACACCTGCTGCATAATATGTACCACCCTGATTTGTTTTCCATTTACCTGCAGCTCGTACATCACTACGTAATGTTACATCTGGAAATACTGTATTAAATAAATCAAAGTTAACTAAATCTCTTACACTTCTACCAAAGTCTGAAGCTAGTTGGTCTGAGTGTGATACAGTTAATATCTCATGTTGTGGATGTCTACCTACGTACCACGCAGGAAATAACTTTGAACATATTACAGATTTAGATGAACGTGGTGGAAGAAATACCATAAGTCTTTTTATTTCTCCACTCTCAACCTTTTGTAGTTTATCTGCAATGACATGAATATGTTTACCCATAATCCAATCAGGAACTAATGTGGGTGCAAACATAGCTATGAAATGTAGAAAGCTATCTTTAGATTGTTGTATTGCTCTTTGAAAATATAGTTCTCTAAGTTTAATTAAGTTTTCGTTTACTTGTAGCATTTGATATTTTACTTGTCCATGAGACAACAGGTGATTTATATTCTTTTGGTTTTACTCTTCTTTCAAAATCTAAAGGTAAAAACCAATATGTATTTCCCCTAATTATTTTTATTCCCATTCTGAATCTTCCCAGTCTTCATCTTCATCTTCTATGATAGGTGGTTCAGGTTTAGGTTCAGGTCTAGGTATATATGGATGAACATTTGTTGAGTACCATTTAGCTGGACATCCTTTACAAAATGTATTCCATCCTGCCATAGTAAACATATATAATATCCATGATACAAAGAAAACTACAAAAAAATAATAAATAGCTTTTATACTATTTCTTATTAATGTTTTCCAGTTTGACAACATTTTCATAATGTTTTATCTCACGTTCTAATTCTTCAGGTGATTTAGTTGTAATGTCCTGTTTAATTTCTTTACGTTCAATTAACATACCTAGATGTTTACCTATAAACTCCATTGCTCTGTTTGCATTAGTTAGGTCATTTTCTGCAAGACCACGATTGTAAACATCCATAAACTTTTTTACAACTTCATTAATATTAACACTTACGTCTTTCATTGCATCTAATCTTATTTGATTACATCTTTCTTCTACTTTATCATTCTTTAATAATCGTTTAGCTTCAGCACGAGTTTGTGCATCATTACCTTTCTCACTATAACCTGCTGAACGATATGCAGTTAAGACATCACCTGTAGCTGTATACTCTAAACAAAACTTTTCTTGCATAGCTGATAGTCCACTAGGTAAAGTATTCTTTGCAAAGTTCTGATACTTCTGCTGTGCATTCTCTAACATCTTTACCTTTTGTCCTTCAGGTAACTTTTTACTTTTCTTTTCTGTCATCTTGAGTCTCCTCTCTTCAACTCTACGCATGTACTCACGTCTCATCTCAATTAGGTCTCTACCTGCGTTACGTTTCTTACGAGTCGCTGCTGTTTCCTTAATTAAATCCCTGAGACCTGAATCATCTAAATGAGCATATAACAGATGTTTGGGTTGTTTTCTCATTATTGTATTATACACTATGTTGTGTTTATAAAAAAGTAAAAAAATAACTTGTTGATTCTAAATTTATATGATATAATAATGACTATGTTACCCAGGGTTAAAGGTATATCTTATGGGTTGACAAAATTACCAACACATAACTCTATAGTCTCTATTGCATCTCTCGTGCATTGTTGTGTTGGTCTATTCGCAGACTCCCCACCTAGTCAATATTTTGACACCAACTCCATTTTCTCCATAATTTTGTGGGGGTACCCTTTTTATATATATATGTGCATGTGCGTTTTGCGTGTCCCCCATGGGCATAATGCGTCTGTGTATATCTGTGTATGCGTAAGTAATCTCTTTTTTGTTCTACATTTGTTCTATGTCAATTTCTTGACAGTTCTACTCTTGTTCTATGTCAATTATTTGACGATTCGCCTGTGCGTGACCTGTGTAGGTATGTGTAGTGCTACGCAAGTGCATGTAATGTAGTTATCAACTACATTTTCTTCAATGTTTTCAATGCAGTTATATAAAAAATACTTCTGAATTTATGAAGAAGTATTTATTATATGTATTACTCTCTTGGTTTCCTTCCCAGTTGTTTCCCTTGCTCTCTTGCATCTAGGCAGATGAGCAAGGGCACAACGCAAGTGAAACTCGGCGACCTAGTAAAAATACTTCTGAATGTAATGAAGAAGTATTTATTACTAACTACAAAAATTTTACAGAAAGGACTTGACTATGTTAAGACCAAGTAATATTGTATTACCAATATCTGGTAATAGATATGTTTCTATTTCTCAAAATAGAAAAGGAAACAACAAAGGTATAGTTTATGGAAACTATGCAGAAAGAGTTGAGATTGCTATACTAGATAGCAATTTTGAAATTATAAATGATGCCTTTGACTATGGTGTCAAAGGTTTTTTAGAAACTAAAGATTTGATAAATGAATTATCAAAACTAACTGAAAGGAAAAATAATGGATAATCAATTACTATATGCAATGTTTGATGCTCAAATGGAGATATTAAATAATTTATACTTTAGTGAACGTTTAATGTTGCCATTAAAAACAAAAGCTGATATTTATTTAGCAAAAGAACTACATTTAAATGTAGCTAATTTTATAGAAAGGACTTAAACTATGTTTAATTTTAAAGCTACAACTTATCTTTGGATAAGTTTATTCTGTTTCATTATGTGCATCACAAGTGGCATATGCCTATTGTTCGTAGAACAACCCACAAGTTTCTTAGATAGTTTTATGGGTTATGGTATTTGTACTGTTGCATTCTTTGGAATGGGAATGGCAAAAGGACTTGAGTAATAAAAAATACTTCTGAATTTATGAAGAAGTATTTATTATTAAATATTAACGACAAACTGAAAGGTGACTCATGTACGACTACACTATGCTAACGCAATTAATTCCTGTGGAATTACTGCCAACTAAAAATCATCATTACCAATTCTTATTGGTGCTGTTTAAAGATGCACAAAAGCATCACCTTGAGTACGAAGTCGCAGATAGCTTTACTAAAGCTAGACGCAAAGGTATGACACCAATGCAAAGCATTGACTTTGCTTATAACGAATGGGACTTATAGTCCCTTTCGTAATACTAACCACAACTGAAAGGAAATAACAAATGAAAAAATATAAAAATTTATATAGGTGTATAGTCACAACCACTGAAACAGCTTATATTGAAGCAAATTGTGGAGATGATGTAAAAGAAATGGCAATTTGTGGTCAAGTTAAATCAATAGCTGAGCCACAAGTTTTTGTTTCTGATATTGAAAAAGTAAATAGAAAGGAATTTAACAATGAAAATTAAAACAGTAAACATTACTGAGAAAATCAGTAGAAAAGATGCAGAATACGTTAGTGAAATAGTTGCAGATGCTCTTACAGATATGGGTATAAAGTTAGGTGATGACCCATCATTC